TGTTCTGCTTCTTCCCATTCCATAGCAGGCACATATGCAGACAATTCCGCTGTCCATCCTGTGCCTGTATCACCAATAATCGCACCGCCAAGAACCCGCGTAGAAACGTCAATCGGTGGCGTTACAGACTCAACCACCAAATGCGCAATATCAATCATTCCTAATTCAAGGATGCTTTCTAACGCATCCTCTGTTTGAGGATAAAGCGTACCGGGTGCATATTGAAGTGAGGAACCTGAACGATCAGCAAGAACAGAGTCTACCCATACTCGCGCATCGGGTACCACTTTATCGCGCTTATATGTAATGTCACCATACAGTTGCGCCTTGGCAATATCAATTGCTTCAACTGCAACTGTAGGCGCACCATCATCAAAGCCAACGATGCGGGTATACACACCCTGCAATGAACCCTGCGTTTTCATTGTGCTAATTGGGATACCGTCTGCACCGCCTGCTTGAAACCCTGTATCCCTTGGGTTTCCAAATGACCTAAAGCGCAATGTGCCTGCACGATCCATCCAGACCGCGTACAACGCATCCAGAGCAGCGGAAAGGATATGCTGCCATGCAGATACCTCGCTTGCATTTACGGGTCCTACAGGCGGGTCTGTTTCATCTACAGGCGTTGCCTCAACAGGCACAAGCGTAGTCAATCCAACCTTGCTAATAATATGCGCCGCGCGTGCACGCAACGTATTTGGTACACCCGTTTGTCCCGCAGGTACCTTCGCTGCAACTAGCAACTGAACCATATCGGTACCGCGCAGCGTACCCTTCAATTCAGTCAAATCAAAGTCAACTTCATCAATCAAGCCTTGGCGTACAATCCTTCTGCCAAGCGTTGAATGAAGATATGAAACGCGAATTGGCTTACCCGGTCTAATTGATGTTGCAAATTCACTTGTGCCGTTTGAGGGATCAAGCAATCGCTGCGGGTCATAGGTATTTACTACCCATGATCCCGCAGCAGGAATTGTCAACACTCCAATCGGATCATCTGCGCCCCAAGTGATGCGCACAGCAACACTTTCAGGCGTCATATCGCGCCAGTCAAATTTAGACCATAGTGCAGTATCCCAAAGCGCTTCATCCCATTTAGCGCTACCGGGCGAGGGTCCCCAAATTTCAATTTGTGCTGAACCGATTGCAGGCAAAGGCGGTAGCATTAGAACGTACCCGGCGCAAGAATACTACCCGTACCATTACGCCTTGCATAATCACGCAATGCCTTTGTAACCTTCGCTTCAATCACTGACGGATCGCCATAGATATTGAAGGTAACACCGCCACTGCTGCCACCACCAACAGACTGCGTGCCTGCTTGTAAGGTACTTACACCCGATGACGCTGGTGCACTGAAATTGAAGGGTAGTTTGATATCCTTTAGCGGATTGATTTTATCAAAGAATTCGCCAAGTTTACCAATTGTCTTTGTAACCCAATCAATCAACTTGATAAGCCAGCCAACAACAGTAGAAAGAATGTTGCCGACAACTGTAAGTGCCTTACCAACTACATTCAGAATTGGAATAAGCAAAGGCAAAACTGCCTTGATCAATTGCCCAAACAACTTGATCATCTGAATAACAATTGGAAGCACAGCATCCAACACAGGCAAGAACACTTCGCCTATGGTTTCTGTCAATTCACCGAAAGCATCGCCTGCTTTCGCTTCCATTCCTTCGGCAGACTTGGCGTAAACATCCGCCTGTCCCGCTGCCATTTTGGATGCGTCACCCAACGTATCCATTGCAGTTGCGCCTTTTTCCAGACCCGGCACAAGTTTGCGTAGCGGTCCGTCCTGACCAGCATACGCCTTTGCGACTGCATCACTTGCAGTTGCAAGGTCTACATTCGCAAACCGCGCAAGGTCCTGCGCCTGTGTAAGCAATTCAGTTGCAACACCAACATCTTTAGTTGCTGTAACTAGAGACTGCAATCCTTCTCTAGTCTCAGAGTCACTAAAGGCTTTTTCCTGTCCCGCTGCAATTGCTGCTTCAACTTGCGCTGTGCTTTGTGCAGTTGCTGCGCCTGCTGCTGTAATTGCTGCTTCTAGTTTTTGCTGCTCTGCACGATCACTAGCAGCAGCCTTTGCCATGCCATAAATTGCTGCACACGCTGCAACTGCTGCGCCTGCAACAACTGAAACCTTCGCAGCAGTACCTAAAGCATCGGCACCAAAACCTTTTACTTCACCGCCTGCTGAACCAAGGCTTTTTTCAAGTCCCTTGGTATCACCAAGGATTGAAACAACAAGCGCTACACCCTTACCTAGCACGCGCTCGCCTCGCTGCTCTGTTTTGCTTTGCCTGCCTATCTGCGTATGCGCTCAATTGAGCAACCGTCAATTGCTCTGCTTCACCCGGCGGTAAGCCACTTACACTTGCAGCAGCAACAATCTTTGCTGCTCGCTTCTGGCTAGTCTCTGTGCGCTTTGCAATATCTTCTGCGGAAACTTCACCAATAACTTCAAGTTTCCAACTACACACTTCCGCAAATTTCAATTGAGGATCAGCGCGCCTTGCAATGCACCAAGCCATCGCATATAGCATTTGCATACGCTTCCTTGTCTGTCCCTTTGCAGACAAAAGCGTACCAAGCAATTCAGGTTCAACACCTGTAACTTCTGACATATCCAACACTTCAAGCAACGTCAATTGTGTTGCATCAAAAGTGTTCAAATCCAACACAGCAGTCTTTTCATTTACAGGATGCTGCGCGGCAATATCAGACAGGTTGATTTTATTTTGTGTCGAACCCTGCTGACTTTGCGATCCGTTCAATTGCGTCATTATACACCTTCTCTGTTCGCTCTGTGTTTGACGCAAATGCTTGTGCTATTGCATTTGTTGGTTCGATATTGTGATCTGCCCAACCAAATTCCTGAACGCCTGCATATACAACATCGTTCACAAATTTGGCTTGCGTTGGCGCACCCTCTGCCCTGTAACCTGACGCAAGCGTACCTGACTTTTTTCGGGTGCCTGACAGCACATCAGGCAAAAGCATTTGTGCTTCTGCCTCATGTACTTCTGTCAAGTCTCTTACTGCATCTTCAACCTTATTGAAAGCGCGGGTGACTTCCGGCACACCCTCCACTTTCATTTTCGCAACCATTACGGTGCGGTATCAAGCACAGGCTTTGCAAGGAACGGAAGGGTAACTTCAAATTCAGCGAACGTGCCAACCTCGCCACCATAGGCAACAGGCACAAGTTTCACCTGTCCTGTAACAGCAGGCGTATCGGTTCCTGCTACTGCGGTCTGACCATGCGCATTCAATACAACATCTGCGGTTTCCCCTGCATGATCCCAAAGGAACCGTGCAAGTCCAGTTGCACTATAATCCTGACCAGCGCGCATAACAAGTGCATACGTTTCAGGTTCACTATTAGAAGCAACATTGCCATCTAGCGTAGGGTATTCGACAACATCGCCTGCGCTAACTTCAACATGCACATCTGCTGCGTCACCCTGAAATGGTCCCGCTGTACCCGGTGGCGTAACAGTAAGGGTGAACAGCGCAGTTTTCATGAACAGAATAGTTGCCACATCAAACCTCTTGGGTTGTTTCAACTACACCGCGACAGGCAAAGTATTTTGTCCCGCCCATTTCTGTAATTGCGGGCCTGCGCCACGCAGGATACGACCAGCCTTGTAAGCCACTTACAGCAACATCACACGTTCGTACTAGCGCTTCCAATTCATCAAAATTGGCAAGTGCATCTGACTTACCCGCAACTACCCAAATTTCCCAACGCTGTGTACGCCTACCGTTAGCAAGTCCAGACAAATCTACCCAAGGTTCAGCAGGATAAATGCGTGCACATGGCGCAGTAAATCTACCAACGCCATAGAACGCATTTACGCCTGCTGCTTCAAGAGTATCTAGAAGCGTTTGCCTACTATCTTGTAGACTCATCCTATGCCGGGTCCCGCAGAGTACCTATCAATTAGCGGACGCATACCTTCAAGATAGTCTTTAGCAACGCGAATTGCACTACCTTCAAGGTCCGCATAACCAGTCAAACCAAATGTTGCCTCGCGTCTTTTGTAACCTTCCGCGCCAGCGAGAAGCAAAGCAACATTCAATTCATCTTCTGCGGGTGAAGGGTCAACAATCACTGCGCCATTCAAGCGAACAGTCAATCCACTTGTAATTGCTTTTGCAATTGCATCTGCCCATTCGCTATCCCCTGTTGCTGGCGTTTTATTACCAACAAAGGTTAGAATTTGGGCACCCGTCACACCAAGCATTTAGGACCCTTCTGCATCCTGCTCGCTGTCAGTATCCGCCTTGGTGAGAGTCTGCTCGCCAACATCATTAGATGTAGGTGCCTCAATTCCATCAGGGATACTCTCTGCTGCATCTTCCTCAGTTGCAGTTGTATCCTCAACCTCCGGAATATCATCCTTCTTTGCAGACATTTCAGCCTTCCTTTGTAAGTAACTTACAAACTAAACGTTGGTGTAGGTGTACCGACGAACGCCCTTGGGTTCAAGAACAGCAAACCCGAAATACTGCCAAATGGCAAAAACAACAGACTGCGGGCCTTCACGCTCCATCAGACGCACATCAAGCACAGCGGACTTCCACTGTCGCGCATCATTCCTGCGCGCAATGATTTCATTGGTAGCAGTGAGAATTGCCCAAGCAGGCTCAACCGGAACGCCACCAATAATACCGCGCTGAAAGCCTGCTGCTGTCAGTTGCCCAAGCGCATTGGTAGGATTGATATACGCAAGCAGCGGTCGCCCGTTAGTATCCTCGCCCGCTGTCAAGTTTCCCCAATCCGTGCTATTGACAAAAACACCCTCTGCGGGAAGCATGCGCGCACCGGCACCACCAGCAGCAGCACCGGAATAAAACTGTCCAAGTTTGCTTGCAATACCCTTATACAGATCGCGTCCAGACTGTGCAGGCGTTGTACCAGCAGTGTCAGTAATTGCACCACTGGTTGTAAGCGCTTCCAGCACAAGCGCAATTTCACGTTCAGTATCGCGCATCAGCAATTCGCGCAGTTGATTACCGATAATGACATCTGTACCGGGCGAAGCACCATCGACAGCCTGACGCGAAACAATCGTTTCACCGCCAATTGTCTTTGGCGTCAGTGTCTTGGGTGCAGTCGTAACGTCAACATTTGCAACAGCAGCATTCTCCGCAGACTGCACATCCGTATCACCCGTCACAGTAGCAAACGACGGGACAATAATCGGATTAGGTGCAGTAATAGGTGTAACTGCAAAGAACCCTGAAAGCGGACCCGTATATGCAATATCAGGCACATACAGATCAGGGTAATAATTCGTCGGATATGCACCCGCAATATCACTGCTATCAACAGCGCGGTTCATCTGCTCTGCCAGATCGAGCACAAGTGTCTTGTGCCGATGCAGGCGTTCAGATGCAGCAACATCGCGATTTGCTGTCATAAGGTCCGCAAAATACGAATGCTGCGCCTGCGGGCCGTAGACACTCTCAGAGCGGGTCACAACAGCGCCAGTGCCACCAGCAGCACGCGCGGGAAGTGCGCGCCTCTCAGCATCGCGCCGCTGCTCATCAACGCGCGCATCTGCAATCAGCGCATCAACATTGACAAGGCGAGCATTCAGCGTCTCAATTTCGCCTGTCTCACCATCTTCAAGCGAACGCGACTCACTCTCTGCAATACCACGAATGGTAGCAATCTGTGAGGTAATTGCGTCTCTGCGCTCAGTAAGCGCAGCAACCGTAAGGTTAGGCACCTTTACTCCCTTTCCTGTGGTATGAGCCACGCTTCTAAGTGCAACCCGCGCCTGTCTGTAGGCAGGCGCATAACTGCCAGCAATTGCTGCAAGCCTGACGCCTGCATAGTGTTCAATAACATCTGCCTTGCGTCGAAATTTACCCGGCACAAATTCAACGCTAACGCCATTGATACCTGCTAGAACCTGCGAACGTGCATGCGGTGTCTCAGGAACGTCTAGGTAGTCACCGGAAAACCATAGACCGTCTGAACGTTCCTGCGCGCCATTGATAACGCCAACGGGTACGCCACCATCCGCGCCATGCTTATTCAGATAGGCAACCCTTTCACCGCGATTGATTGACGCCACAGCATCAGCAAATGCGCCCTGTACGAAACGCTCTCTGCCATATGAAACATCAATGGTGACGCCATATGGAAGCGCCATACCTTCAAACCTACCGGGTGTACCGTCAACATCGCGAACCTGAATGCTGCCTAGCGATGTGCTGCGAATGTCAGTCACTTACAAAACCCTCACGATCGCCTACAAGGCACCTAGAAGCCACGCAGACGGGCGAAAACTGAAAAGCAGTGTCCTAGCACCTTATGCCACTTCCGCAGTCTCAGCGTTGGTTTCAGGCTGTGTAACCTCGCGATTACCGAAAGAGTCCGCAGCAGCCTTTGCGCCTTCTACCTGTGCTTCCTGCATGACTTCAATGTCGTCATTCGGTGCTAGACCTTCCTCAGTACGCACTTCCGCACTAGTCATCCAAGCCTTGTTACCTGTCGCAATTGCCCATGCACGGAAACGCGACTCTTGTGCAGCACGAGTAAGACGGGTCATATCAATCAACATGAACCGTTCATCTGGCAGCAAGTCAGAAATTACATCTTGGATGGGATCATAGAAACCCGACAATGTAAAACGATCAAGTGAAAGCGCTTCATCCTGAACATTGCTATATGTCATGGATGAACCCGGCGGATTTACATTGATGTAATGTGATGCAATCCCAAATAGGTTTGCAACTTCCGCTGCGATATCGCGCCTTGCTTCAATCGCCAATTGCTGTGAAACGTCTGCACCCCAAGGTTGCGCCATTGCGCCTTTGCCAAGGACAGCAGGGTAATCGGGTCCTTTGCTGCGCCTATCGCGCCACCTACCTGCAATGGCATCTGCTTGCGTATTATCCAATTCCTGATCTGTTGTAATTTGCGTTACTGGCGTACCGCCTGCTTGCCAGTATCGCGACACATAACTATCAGATGCCCATGCAGACATAAGCGAATTTCGCGCCATCTGCAAGATGCCTTGCAAGTGCACCGGCACACCGGGCCAAAATGCAGAGCGAACAGGAATTACCGCCTCGCCACTCACGGACCCTGCAACACCCGCAATAGTGTATTGCGATGGTGGGAAAATTCCCCAAGGATCAACTAAACCAGTAGGGGAAATTGCTTCCTTTGGCAAAGGCAAAAGACTACCCGGTACGCCTTCATCATCTACACCGCCAACCATGTAGATATATGACACGTCTGTAAGCGCCATACTTGCAACAACGCGCCACACCCATTCACGACGGGTCATGCTTGCTGCTGGTCGTTTCACAATGCGTGAAACTACAGGCAATCTATTTGCCGGTTCGCCTTCCCACTCTGTCCATCGCTGACCCGCAATTGCATTAGCAATCAGGGTTACGCATCGACGAACAGCAGATACACCCGCAGCCTCAACAATCGTTAGCGGAAATGCAGCAGAAGGGATCGCAAGGGATGAAATACTTGTACCCACCATCATTGATTGATTGGTGGGTACAACTGTGTGTCGGTCCTGCTTTGTAAGTGAAGTGTTGCGATGCTTCTTACTCACCCTGTAAGTATAGTTGAAAGTGAGAATGTAAGCAACTTACAAGAATACCTGCACCGGCACTACGGACTTAGCAGCAATGGCAACAGACATTGTCATACCAACTACGCCTGTGATCGGTGTTCCGCTAATCGTCCAACGCCATGCGCCTTCACTGCCAATGAAACGCCTTTGTGCACTAGCTACCTGCGAGTCTAGAAACGGATCATCATGTGCAATGCGTTTTGCTGTAACTGCTTCTGCAAAGTCGGCACATGCCATGATGTTTCTAGATGCCGATATTGAAAGGTACGGTAAACCTGTTTCGGTTGCATGCCTTTCAAATGCAGGCGCAAGCGCGGATGACGCACTGTAGACAATTGCATCAATCTTGTATTTGCTCGCAATTGCTGCTACCTCGCGTGTGAAATCAGGCGCAGTTAGTGGACGCTCAGTGCGTGCAAGTAAATGCCTATGGACTTCAACGCCTACCCTGCCATCCTTCCTAAGTGCCGCAATGATAATGCTTCCTTCACTCCATGTTGAAAGCACATCACATGCAATAACATACCCGCCTGCAACACTCTCAGGATGCAATGCATTTGGTAGTCTGCATGCACCCCATGAAGCGATGCTAAATGGTGCGTCTACCCGTTCATCGTGCCACCTATTCAGGCGTTCACGCACCCAACTACCACGCGGCAGGATTAGATATTCACTGGTAATCATTTGCTTTGAAAGCCTGCCACCATCAAGCGATGGATTAGCCTTCTGCAATTGATCCCACTCTAACCCAACATCATCATCATCCGCGCGCCACCACATACCCAAAAACGTAGGATCATGCTGCTCCGCGCCTGTATGCTGACGGTACAAGCGATCATGCATAGCACGCAAAACAACACTATCTGCGTACCCTGCTGTGCTTGTCATTAGCATTTGCGAATTGGGAATGGCTACCTGTGCGGGTGAAAGTACCTCGTATGTATTGAAAGTAGTCTGTGTAAGTACCTCATCAAAGCAGATCAGACCCGGTGAAATACCGCGTGCACTACCCGCCTGTGATGTTGCAACGTCAACCCGAACGCCATTGATTTCAATGCCTGTGTATTGCGTTGCTCTAGCACGCGCCTTGTTGCCTGCTCTGGCAGTGTGTCCCCATGTTGAAATTTCAGCGTATGAAAGCAGATCGCGCCTAATGTAATCGTATGGAATACGCGCCTGCTTGGCATCATGTGCCGCTAATAGAATGAAGTCCCACTTTCTAAAGGTATCCCACTTATACCCTTCATCCATTAGCCAGCCTACAAAGGCACGCACAATGACACTTTTACCGTTCTGTCTGGCAACTGAAAGCAGGATGGTACGCGCCAATAACTGCATATCTGCGTCATGTTCAAGCGCGCGCCACAATGCATACTGCTGCCATGCGTCCAGAGTCAAGCCTAATCTACGCTTTGCCCATCGCACTACCTTGGGTCCGAATGACCCGGTAACTAGTGGCGATATAGGCGACTCTAGCGCGGGTGGCACATGGTCATTGGGTACCGTGTCCGCAACCTTCATGCTATGCAGACCCGCAAGGCACGCTCGCTGCGCTCGCTGTGAACGCCTTGCATGCCTGCGCCTGTGAGGTTGACGGACC